GTACGCAAATCGTAGCCCGAGCGCAGCTCTTGACCGCAACGCTCAAAGGCTTCTTCAACCAGAGTGTTCAGGTCAAGGTTGAAGTCATACGTATCAGTGGTATTGAAAGCCATTACTTATTTCCTATACGCAGCAGTTTTCTTAGCCACGCTTTTAGGTTGTGGAACGAACTGCTTTCCTGCGGCTTTTCCTGCTCGTTTTGCACGGGTGCTGGCGGCGTACTCTTGCGGGGATAGCGCTTTGATTGCGGCTTCGGGGAGGTATCTTTCGCCCGTTGCTTTGCTACCCTGCGTAGATGGTTTGCCACTTTTCGTGCGCCACTTTTGCTGCGTCCACGCTTTGAGGCTGGCTTGTGGTTTTGCGAGTCCACTCACTTGTACCCCCCGCCGGACTTTTTGTACTGCAAAGCCAGCATCTGTGCTTTACGGGCTGACCATTGCCCCGGTGCACCGCCCTTGCCACCCGCTTTGATACGGTTGAACAAGGACTTGCGCATACCGGGCTTGGTGTAGTTACCAGCTTCATTCACGCGACTTACCTTGCCACCAGAGGCGTACATGTCCACATCCTGCGGATTATCTTTCCGCCGGATGACGCGAGCCTTTGGCATCTTGGAGGGGGCGATCGCCCCCATTCCGCGTGAAGGACGCATTAGCAGTACCCGCCGCCCTTCATGGACACTTTCATGCCTTTGGTCTTGCCACGTTGGGCAATACCGTCAGCAGCCTTGTGACCACTAGCCAAACCACCCGCAGCCATTTTGACGATTGTGCCCTTGGTCTTGCCACGGGACTCAATACCGCCACCACGAGCGTACTTGGCCATACCGCCTTTTCTCATAGCACCCATTTCGGCTTTTTCATGTTTGATCATGGACTTTGGAGCGCCTTTCTTCTTCATGAAAGCCACTTCCTTGCTCATCATTGCTTTGGACTCTTTCATCATGCCTCCTTTTTTATAACCACCAGTTGCTTTAGCACGCTCGGACAGCGACATATTTTCCCAACCACGCGGATTAGTTTCCCCACGGTATCGAGATGCAGTACCCTCAGCAGCTTTTTCCATCGCGCCACGAGCACCGCTGGCCCCAGCGCCCAAAGCACGAGCACCACGGTAAGCAGCTTGAATTCCTCGTGCGGCAGGAGCCATAGACGCAAGGGTACTCAAACGCTCTGTAACCCTTTGTTTTTGCTCATCCGACGTTTCAGCCGACTTCTTTGCCAAACGGCCCAATTGACCCCGAGGAGCCATGCTGGTAGCTGCGCCAGCATTTGTACTGTCGGAGGGTGTTGCTCGGGCTTCAGCGGGTTTGTCAGGGGCAGCAGGGGTACGGTTAACTGCCGGAGCACGGGCCATTCCAGCCATTTCAGATCGGCTAGGACCAGAACGGGTAACAGGACGCGCAGCAGCGCGGGGCGCATAAGAACGCTCAGAAATTTTTACATTTTCCGATTTTCCTTCCGGGCCTTCTGTTTCACCATGTCCCAACACGTTTTTAATTGATGTGGAACCTTGTCGTTCCCCATAACTACGGATGCCTTCATCGACATCGCCACCATCGTCGTACCGCTTGATCTTGCCGCCCTTTTTCATACCGGCAAATTTGTTCAGTTTTTTGAACGGCATGTCCATTGCTCCATGTTTGGTATCTTGCCTGTTGATTAACGCTTTACCGCCACCAGCCATCTTCTTCAGCCCTTCCTTTGACATGCGTTCAGCATCGGCTTGTTTGATCCCTGTTCTCTTAGCGATAGCAGGGTTGTGCGCTGCGGCACGAAAGAGCTTCAGCTGTTTGGCGGTCCAAGGCATTACTTCATCTTCTTCAAAGTCTGCGCCAGACGAGCGCGTTGGCCCATCTTGCCGGGAGCTTTGGCGGCTTTTGCCAGCTTGCCCGCAGGGATCGGCTTGTCACCCTTGACACCCAGCGCAGCACGCAGCGCACCGGGCTTCTTGATTGCCTTCTGAATCCACTTAGTAGCCATCAGACCATCCTGCCTTTCGTCTTACCACGTTGGGCGCAACCATCAGCACGAGCAGAAGCGGAAGACACGGATCCACCTTTTTTGTACCCTGCATGCTGATAAGCCTCAGCATCACGTACCTCTTGCGGCACTTTTTTGAAGTCAGCAATTGCACGTTTAAAATCTTTGTCAGCACCGGCCTTGTAGGTCGTGGAAATTTTGCTGAGAAAGTCATTTCCAGCATTTGCTGCTTCTTCTGCGCGTTTACGCGCATCTTCCATTTTTGCTTTGTTGTCAGCCATGACTACCTCAGCAATTCCAAGCCCGGAGGCTTTTGTTGATACGGCTATTCGGATCGTTTGCCGTCTTCGACGAAGTCAGCTTCTTCTTCATCCCTTTCATCCGGGCGCAGAATGAATCCCGACGTTTGCCACCTTCCGGCTGCGGGCGTTTCAGCCCCGGCTTGCCCGGATTGGCTGCGTTGTAGGAGGCTCTGCCTTTGGCGTTCAAACCACCAGCAGGATTTTTGCCTTCTTTGCGTTGCCATGCGGGAGTCTTAGCCATTATGCCGCCGTGCTCAAAGTTTTAGCTGCTTCCATCGACGGGTAGAGCACGTCGTTACCAAAGTCACTCTGGTACTCGTGAATACCCATGTGGCCCAGCTTGATGGTGGGATCAACCCAAATCTCGGTTCCAATCTCCCGTGCCCGGTCGCAGAACAGGAAGTCTTCACCGATGTAGCCTTTGGGGGTGCACTTGAAGTCAAAGAAGCTGTACAGCAACCGGTCTTCCATGCTGTCTTGATGCTCCCACTCGGGGTGCGCATCGCGCAGCTTTTCAAATACCTGACGCTGGATCATCATGAAACCAGTTGCTACACGGTAGGCTTTGACCAGCCCCATGCCGTCCATCGCTACGGAGTTTTGTGCGCCATCAACACCGTTGCCGCCATCAAGCGACAGGATGTAGACCTTGCCCGGTTTGCGTGACTCATACGCCCCAGCCACGATGCCTTTGGTCTGGTTCCACGCCAGCAGACGCAGGACAGACTCAGGCTCAAACGTCATGTCTGCGTCGATGAACATCAGGTGGTCGCAGTCAGACTGGAGGAAATTATGTGCAATCACGTTCCGCGCACGAGACACAACCGAACAGCCGCAGATGCTGCTGACTTGGATGCTAATCCCGTGCTCCAAAACCTGTTGGCCAAGCCGCATCAGCGAAATAGCCATCTTGACGCCTACCTTATGGTCATAAGCCGGTAGGCCAATCATCAGTTTCTTACCCGCAAGATCGAAACCTTTTTGATTTTGCACAAATCACCCGTAGAAAATGGTTACACCAGTTTGATTGGAAAGCTGCCCGTAGATACCGTTGATGCAGATCAAGCCTTCTCCCGGTATCAACATGGATTGGTTTTGCGGAACACCGGAAGTCGTCAGTGCGGCAGTATCAACCGACAGCAGCCACCGCCCACCAGCATTGGAGAACGTGCAGCCCGTAGCACTGGAAATCGTGCGGCTATTGACATCCGTGATGGTGAACGTGCTGGAGTTGGTAACCGTGACGGTGTAGTTGCCGTTGGTTGCAGACACGCCAGCGTTAGTAGCAAACGTGATACCAATCCGATCACCCGTCTGCAAGCCGTGAGCGGCGCTGACAACCGTAACCGTGTTGTTTGACTGCGTATAGCCAGTCGCCGCTGCCGTAGGTGCAGCCGTAACGTCCCACATGTTGATCGTGCCAGCCGTTGAAGACGACGTAAACATGATCCCCTTGAGGCGGGAACGATAGTTGATAAAGAACCCGGAACTGTTTAAGTGTCCCGAATAGACATCTGTTTGCATGGTCAATCTCCTTGAAGTTCAGTAAAGGGGGCCAAAGCCCCCCAAGAAGATTGATCAGCTGTACGGCGTGGCGACGGAACCAGAACCGACAAACGAGCCTTGTACCGACCACTTGTTCGTGGCAAACGGCATCAGCACCAGACGGCTACCCGCAGCAGCGCCACCAGTCGTGGTGGAGTTCAGCGTGATGATCGTGCTGGCAGTCGAGTTGAACGCCGCAGTGGTCGTGCCCGCAACAGCGATCTGGCCGACATACGCATCACTGCCAGCGCAGGTAATGGTCTGTGCAGACGCACCAGCCGAAGCAGCGGTGAAGATGAAGGTAAACACCGCACCAAGGTTGTTCAGGGTGTCGGGGTTAGGGCCGGGACCCGAAGAGGTCGGATCGGCAGACGAGTTGATTGCCGGGAGCGTGATTGCGCAGGTCGCCGGAACCAGCAGGATGCGGCCAGCGTGAGCGGCCACAGTCAGCGTTGCAGTTGCACCAAGAGTGACGATGTTGTTCGGGCCTTGGTTGTACATGCCGCCAAGCGAACGAACCGGGCCGTCAAATGTGGAAATAGCCATTTGATATTCCTTGTGTAGTAGCACATCCCCGTACCGTCTCTACTAAGTCTGCTGGGGCAGTCTGTACGGGTGAAAAATCCCAGATACGTGAAGCATACACCAAAAAACAAAACGGGGGGTTTTTAGGCCCCCCGTCCTTTTTACGCGCCTTGCGAACCCCAGATGCCCAAGGGGTCAGACCAGCCAAACGAATAACGCTCGCGGCTCTTGTAACGCACGTTGCCGGTGTCAAAATCTCCGTCCATCGAGTTTTGCAGCGGGGTGCGAACAAAGTGCTTCATGCCGTTCGGAACGTCGGTGATCAGGTAGTAGCCGTTCGTGTCAGTCAGGAAGTGGTTGACACGGTAGCCTTCCGGGATCGAACCGTTGTTCTTCAGAGCGTTGATGTCGTTGTTGTTAGTACCAACACGCAGCTCGGTTTCAAGCAGACGGGTTGCAACGAACATCAGGTTCGGCGGAACAATCAGCTTACGCGGCTTGGCGGCGATCAGCAGACCACGTTCATCGGTCCAGCCAGCGATCTGAATAACGGCGGCTTCCAGAGAAGTCTCGTTCAGGTCGGCAGCGGTCGATTGGGTGTTGCTGTTAGTGCCACCAGACACCAGCGGGTGAGCGGTCGAGAACAGCAGCTGGCCGTCGCCACCGGTGTAGCCGGAGGTAAAGCCATTGTTAATCACAGCCGCAGCTTTCACCTGCTTGGTGTAAGCCATACCACGAGCCAGAGCCTTGGTGTAGCGCGAAGACAGACTGTCATACAGGTTGTCTTCCATCGCCTCCTCGGTGATCGAGAAGCCAAGAGCAATGGTTTCGTGCTGGTAACGAGCGGTCCACGCTTCTTGCGCATTGTCGTACGCAATTGCGTTGCCTTCGTTCTTAACCGGCGCAGCAGAGAAACCGGACAGCTTGGTTTCTTCTTCAAACGAACGCTCGGAAGTCTCGGTTTCGTAGATTTCCTTGTGCTCTTCGCCGTAACGTGCATACTCCAGACCGAACAAGGCGTTCAGGCCGGGGAGCAGCTCTTTCAGTAGTTGTGCGCGTGAAATAGCCATTTAGTAGCCCCTTATACGCCAGTCCAGCTGCGATACAGATGGACGTTTTGGTTCCAAGAAACCAGAACCTCAACGAACGACCCGGAAGCCGGTGAAGTGTCGGGAACCACGTCGATGATCTTCAGAGGGACCGTCGAAGTAGTAACCGAAGCATTCAGCACAGCTTGCTGCGAGTCACCAGTAATAGTGCTGCCCAAGTTTGCAACCCAAGCAACGTTGCCGCCAACCAGACTGGAGCGGGCAGCTTGAGCTACAACCGTGGTGCCAGACACAATAGCAACGCGCATCACAACGTCAGGATCGTCGCAGATGTATGCGCTGATACCGTTCGCGGTGTCGGCAGTGCCGGTCGTGGAGGCGGGATAGTACTGGGCATAGACACGCTGGCCTTGGGTGTTGATGTACGAACATCCCATGAAAACGCCAAGGAAGTCATTGCCGGAGTTGGTGCTGGTCGCATTGTTAACGCAGCCGTTTGCGCTCATGACCACGAGATCGCCAAAGAAAATGGCGGTTCCATGACCCGAGGCAATAGGAATCTGACGGGTAGACCCGGCAAATACCTGACCGCCTAGCAAATTGACCGGACGAAAGCCGTAGGGCTTGTCGATAGTCGGATATGCCATTTGGTACTCCTAAAGGATTATGTGGTTCCGCGCCCGAATGACACCGAAGATTTACGCTCCTTGAAGAGCGGCATCCGCGAGTCAGCCTGACGCATAAAAGTGCTGTCCACAGCATCCACTTGTTGGGCTGTCTCTTTGGCAAAAAACGCATTGCGTTCTGCCACAGCTTCAACGGGTGCTTTACACAGCATCAAACCCCCAACTTCGATGTTGCCTTTGAATCGGCTATTCGACGTTGGGTCAACAAACATTTGCAACTCCGGGTGGTCTTCTGCTTTCACAGGCTCCCACATCTCCCGCAGTTTTGACGAAACATTGATCGGGTCAGCCTGACCCGTAATGCTCGTACGAATCCACCGAAATTTCCATCCGTTCTGCGGTGCAGGATCGGGCAGCAAAGTCGGACGGGTCCAACCTCTTTTCCGTGAAGTGGTATCCCTAGTTTCAAGCTCACGAGCGAGTCGGTTTTCAGCCATTTGTGTTCTCCAGTTTCATCATTTCTTTGGCATACAGTTCAGGTGTAAGCCCAAGACGCTTGGCAAGTGCCAGTTCGGACGCCTTTAACCGTATTCGTTTAGGTCCAGTTGCCCGTGTAACTGAAGCCACGACTGCTGAGGGCTTCGCTCGGGGTTGCGGAGGTTCGTTCTCCTGAGTTTTCGTTTCCTGAACATCCTCAAACTGCTCAGGAAAACGCTTACGTAGTTCCGAGTCAAGTACAGCATAGTACTCATCACTACCAATGTCAACACTGTTAAATGGGTCAAGTTTTTTCGCTACCTCAAGCTGCTCATGCAAACCAAATGCAAAGGCAGTCATCGGGCGATTAACCCCAAACCATGTATTTTTACTACGCCACCCTTCGGCTTTTGGGTCACGTTGCGGCTGTGCCTGTAGTTCCGGTTGGGGGGAATACTCAGATTCTTGTTGCGGTGCAGCAAACTCTGGTTCCGGTTGAGAAGGACGGATTGACATGACATCTCGGAGTTTCAGTTTGGCATCGGTCAATGCCTCCTGCGCATCCGTAATCGAATCCGCATCGCCAGCCTCATACGCCCGCTTCAGCCGTTCCTTGGCAGTGGCAATATCATTGTTAACTGCCTTGGATACCTCATCCACAAACAGTTTTTCACCGGCACCAAGTTTTTTACGTAACTCTTTGATTTCACGGTCTTTAGCCACAGCATAACGAAGCGCTTCTTCTCGCTCCCGTGCAGCCTGTTCCTTGGCACGACGCTCGTCATGCCAACCCTTTTTCATCTGAGCCAGCCGGTATTTGGCTTTTTCAGAGTACTCCTCAAGGTCATCATTTTCAGCTTCTTCCACTTGCTTTGGGGGAAGGGGCTTACGGTTCTGATCTTCAGGCGGGGTGTCATCAACAACTTCAATTTCTACTTCGTCCGATTCCACCTGTGCAGCAGGGGCGGTTTCGGGTTTTTCCTCGATTTCGTCGGGAAATTTAAATGCTTCTGACATGGACTACTCCTTATGCGTGAGAAATGCCACGTGGGTCTTCAACTACTGCTTCCACCGTATCGTCGTTAATCAGGCGAAATTCCCGGTCATGAATCTTCATGCGGGTTCCAGCGTACGACCGGGTCAGGACAAAATCGCCTTTCTTGCACCAAGGTCCACTAGGAAAGCGTTCCTTGTCGCTGTAGGCCATATCGCCTAGCTCCACAACAAACAGCACCTGCGTCGTCAGTTCTTCCCGGCTGACTGTTGATTCAGCCTTGATCAAGCCCCCTTCGTACTTGGCCTCAATGTGAGGAACCATACAAAGAATCCGGTAGCCCTTGGGTTGTGGTAACTGCCTTGCTTTCTCCTCTGCTTCTTGCTGCGTTGCACTGATGTCAATGTCACTCATCGTCTTCTTCCATCCGTTTGGCAAGGTCTGATATGAGATTCTGTGCGTGTTGCAGACCTTGAATCAATCCGCACAGACGTCGGTACTCCTCAAAAGAGCTGCAATTGTTAGCCCCAATAAAATCCAGCGTCTCAAGTTTTCGTTCCTCGATCTGCTTGATCAAATGCTCAAGGTAACTGTTCATTTCTTGGTGGGTTTCTCAGTGGGTTTAGCTGCGGCCATCGCCGTTTGATGGGCTTGTTGTTGCATTTGCTGCTGTGAACGTCGTATGTCCACCCCGATGCGTAAACCATCGGCTTCGTGTTTTGCGGTGAGTTCCATTTCCTTGAGCCGCAACTCGTCTGCTTTTGCAGCCAGATCGCCCACCACCTTCTTCTCTTTGGTAGCGGCTTCCTGTGCCTTGATCTGAAGTTCTTGCTGCTGCATCTGGATGAGCGGGTCCTGTGCCTGTTGCTGGGCTTGCTGCTGTGCCATTTCCCCAGAGTTTTTCTGGAGCAGCTGCTGGGCAGCTTGTGCCACCAGACGCGAGAGTTGGACTTCGATCTCGGGTTTAATGTTGTCCTCGGGTGAAGGCAGCGCAGCGCCAAGCTGTTGCTCGATCTGGTTGCGGTAGGCAAATGCCACGTGCTCCATGATGTGTGCCATGCCAGCGGCTTGCAGAGCTTGTGCCTGTGGGTTCTGACCCATGACGGCAGCAAGTTTGGGGTCTTTCATCGCAGCCATGTGGACGGACAGATGCGCCTCGTGATCTTGGAAAATAAAAGCTTTGACAGGCTTGCCATTCATCACGTTCATGTTCTCGGTCACCGGGTCCGTCGGCTTCATGTCGTCCTCAATCGGAACCAGCTTCTCGGCGTTCTTGACCCCCAGCGTCTCGATCATCTGGCGGTGCAACATGGGCAAGTTGTACAACTGAGGGGCTGACTGGGCAAGCTGAAGGACAGCTTGGTACTGCACCACCCGCTGGCTCATGGTCGAGGCGTTGGGGTCAGACACCGGGATGACGTTGACCTGATCGTAGTCCGACTGCTTGGCTTTGCGGTTCCCAATCTCAGGTTCGTAGCTGTACTCCGGGGGTGTGTTGTCCCGGATGATCGTGGCTAGCAGTTTGAATTCTTGCTTCATGGTGTAGTAGATGCGAGCCTGAACCGCGCTCATCACCTTCAACATCCGCTCCAGCACAGCCAGCGTCGTGCCCACCGGAGCCTGTGCCGAGGTATCGCTGATCTTCAGTTCTGCCACCGCAGCAAACCTGCGGCCGTCCTCGACGATCTTGTCCATCAAGGCCACCAGCACTTGGCTTGGCTCCTTGTAGGGCAGCGGCAAGATGTTGTCGCGGATCGCCCCTGACGGGATGTCCACATCCCTGAACTCACCCGGAGCGACAGGCGTGTCGTCTCCTTTGATCCGCAAGCCACGGGACTTCAAGCCACCGGGCAGGTTAGACAGGGTCCCCGCATCCACCAACTGGCGCATGAGCGACGTTGCTGCCTTGGCGTGGCCCCCGATCAGGTGGATCAAACCAAAATAGTAAAAACCAAAGCCGGGGATGTACCCATAGTGTACGAAGTGCTGGCGCTTGGTCTTTAATTTGTCGTCCTCCAGCCAGTTGCGCCGGATGGCCAAGACCTCCATCGTGCCCTTCTCGATGGTCACCACATAAGGCAGTGCAATCCCGGTTGGTTCACCATCCTTGTCCTTATCCTCGTACCCTTCCAGATCAATCTCAACGTGCATCTCCAGCAGCTGGAACCGGTCGTCCATCGTGGCGGACATGCCAGTTTCGACGTTTTTCTGTTTCTCCACCTCATCCAGCGTACGGATCGGATCACCCAAGTCGATGTCCCGGTAGAACCCGGCTTGCTGTAGCTTGAGAATATCGTTCTTGGTCTTGCGCATCTTGTGCGTAACCCGTTCAGCCGACTCAAGGTTAGCTGCGCCATAGGGGACCACAAGGTCTTCTGCCGGGATGAACATCGCCGTTTGACGGTCAAGGGCAGGGTCAAAATAAATCTTCTTGAACGCATTACCCGACAAACATAGGCTGATCAACATGCGCTCGTGCTCCGGGCGATACTCCTTCATCACCTCGGTCAGCTGGTAGTTCATGTCATCTGCCACGCGGATGGCAGCGTCTTTCTTCTCTGGTGTCTCGCGCCCGACGATCTTGGTCTTGACCGGCCCCATCGCAGGGAACGTCTCCATGATTGTCTCGGCTTGGAACTTGACCGCACTCTCCATCAAGAGCGGGTGGTAGACCCCACACGCCCCTGCCCACGGCTCGGTGCGCTCGTCATACTCAAGACCCAGCAGCTTCAGCCCCTTGACGTAGGTACTGAGCCAGTCCTTGCGAGCGTTGATATCCGAGTCGTAGTCAGCGATCAGGTCAGCTGCCAGCGTTGCCAGCGTGCGCTCGTCAATCTCTTCAGCAAGGTTGGCGTTGAAGTCCTCGCTGTTCTCCTTACCCGGCTCGATCTCGATCTCCATGCCGTCGATGCCGATGCGTACAGCCTCGGGGTCTTCAATCTCAATCTCGATGTCTGGCTCCTGCTCGGCCAGATCAGCAATCCCCACCGGGGCCTCGTACAGCGATTTGTCAATAGCCATCAGTAGTACCCCGCATGTCTCTTACTTTTAAATTCTCTGATGGGGTCAGGTTCATCGTTATCCAAACGCAGGAACCCGCCTTGCCGGAATCGCATCAGAGCCAGTGTTGTTGCATCAACCAAGTCGTCATGCTCCCCGGATGGGAAGGACGCAACCTCGTCCATGACCTCCTCAGCCCACCGTGTCTGCGGTGTCCACACAACTCCCGAGGCAAACATATCGGACACGGCGTTGAGGCGGCTGATCTTATCATTGCCCTTGCTAGGGGTAAATTCCTGTACCGGGATACCCATTGCCCTGAGTTCATAGATCAGCGGTGCACCCGAAGCCTTTTTCTCCACAATCAGACTCACCGGCACATCGGTTGAGTCGTACTCGCGGTAGTGCTCCAGCGCCGCCCGTTTTAGCTCGGGAAACTCCAACCGGTCTTTGTAGGCGTTGAGCAGGATGATGTTAGCCACACCCTCCTTGCCGGTGTGCTCATCGGTGTTATAGAACACCCCCCATGTGGTGCATGCTGAAAAGTCCGCCCGGTTGTGTTTCTCAAACGCCGTATCCCAACTCTGGATGATGAAGTCGCAGTACGGCGGGGTTTCTTGCTCCCACACCCGCCACCATTCACGTTTGACGATTGCGCCTTCTTCGGAGGTTGGATTTTGCTGGTACTGGGCGTTCCACTGGTAGTTGGGCATCGACGCTTTGGTACGCAGTAGCGCCTCCAGTGACCATTGCTCGGGCCAGAGGGACTTTTGGATGATCCGTATCTTCCCGTTCTCCTCCACTTCCTTTTCCAGAATGGCCGGGAACTCCACCACCTCGTACTGATCCGCCCCATCGTTCATCAGCATGTCCTTGACCAGTCTCCCGGTCAGGTCATTTAACGCCCAGCGGGTCTGCACAATCGCAACCCGTCCTCCGGGCATCAGACGCGTACGCGCACCGGTGGTGAACCACTCGTATGCCTTGTCAAACACGTCCAGATTGCCGTTGATGATGTCCTGTTCGTTGTGGGGATCGTCCACTAGCAGTAAATCTGCCCCGCGCCCTGCGATTGCACCGCCCACACCGACGGCAAAGTACTCTCCACCGTGATTAGTGTGCCAGCGACCGGCGGATTTGCTGTCTTGGGACAGGGAAACCCCATCTTCACCCCCAAAAATCAGCTGATATCGCTCCGAAGCGATCAAATTTCGCACTTTCCGACCGAAATCCACCGCCAAATCAGCCGTGTGGGACACCATCATGACCTTTTCTTTGGGGAATTTGCCCAAAAACCACGCCGGAAAGTAGTAAGACACCAGATGTGACTTGCCAAAACGGGGTGCGATGTTGACGGAGATGCGATCCCGGCGTTTGTACGCCAAATCCTCCAGCAGCAGGGCCAGTCTGCGGTGGTGTGCACCGATTTTGTAGTCCGGTTCGATGAATTTGACAAATTCCAGCAGCCCATTTCGCGCTGCCTTGACCTGTTTGCGCTGCTCCAACTCCCCCACCAATTCCAAAACGACAGCTTTCTCCGCATTGGATAGCTTGTCCAGATTGTCTTTGGCAACCTCCAGCAGTTTGGGGGAAATCGACATGTTAGGAATCTGAAAGATTAGCGTTGTCAGCGTCGGGGGTCAGGCGGTTGATCAAGTCGGTCATGGGAGTGGGGCGGTTCTGTGGCTCGGGGCTGTCCTCCTCTGGCACTAACTCCTCTTCCTCAACCTCTTCAGCGTCCACCACTTCGGCTGCACCCATAAAGCGCTCCAGCTTCTTGGTCAGTTCAGCCTCCAACTCCTCATCGGTCTTGGTCTTGTGCGTGATCTCCACCCGGTCGGTGAAGAGGCCCACGTCCTTCATTTTGCCCAGCAGCTCCAGCGCCTTGATGCGGAGTTTGCCGTCAATACTCGCGGATTCCTCCAGCAGTTTGTTCTTGACATATTCCCGTATCCGGACGGCACTATTGACAAGCTCGTGGTCGTACTCCGACAGGAGTGCATCAAGATGGCGCATCGCTGCATTGGGGTAGGTAGCAACGATGGCTGGGACGAAACGTGGATTCTTTGCCGCAGTAACGTCTTGGAACGCTTCACGGGCGAGGTTCTTTTCCGTCTCAGATGGTAGATCAGTGTCATCGGGGAACAATGACCGCATGGTATTACAGGCAAGCCGTGCCCGTTCAAGCATCGGAATGCTCGACATGGAGAACTGCGTGACCGGTACGTTCGGTTCAGGAGTGATCTGCACGGGGGGCTTATAGCACAACTTTTTAAAAAATAATAGGGGGGTGGGGGTGTGGGAGGTAAATAAAAATGACGGGGGGTGTTTCTAGGTTGGGGGGTGGTGGGGGTCAGGTACTGTTAAATATTGGAATGTAAGTTGGGGGGAGGGGGGATGATTCGTGCAAAACACAGCACGAAGTGCGCGGGGGGAGCCTCATCCTCATTTTGGGGGGTGGGGGTACGGTGGGGTCGCGCCGCCCCCGGATCCGTTGGACATGTCCAACGCGATGCAGATATCTCTTGACATTTCATAGGATGAGTGTAGAATGGGAACCGTTAGCAGATCAGCGCTAACGCAACAAACGCTCTTTTAAAACTTAACTTTTTGGAGGCTCACATGAGCACGCAATACACCACGCAGCAAGCTGCCGTTGTTTCCGCCGCTGACGAGGCTGTTAAAAAAGGCAAGGCACTGCGCCAAGCCATTGCAGCATTGATCGGCGGAAAACTGGTCAAAGATAAACTGACCATGATCCCCGATGCCGATCAGGACGCACTGGTCAGTGAATTGCTGACCCTGATTCGGACGGCTTCGGACGGTGAATCGGTCTGGTCAGTGAAAGACTGTCGCGAGGCGAAAGAGGGTACGGTGATGCACAAAGCCGGTCAGCGATACGAACAGATCAGCAAAGCATACAGCCGGATGAAGCCGAAAGCCAAAGCCGAAACCAAAGCCAAAGCCGAGGGCAAAGCCGAGGGCAAAGCCGATCCGAAAAAGCCGGGTAATGTCGTAGTTCTACCGGTGAAAGCAGTAGACATTGCCGGATTCTGCGACAGCATGACGACAATGCTCGCCAATGTTGAAACAGCAGAATACGACATTGTCCGGGTCAAAGCCGCGCTGATGGCCCTGAAGCAAGAGGTCATGAAGCCGGTCAGCAAGAAAAAGTAGCACCACGCTTCACGAAAACCCCACCGAAAGGTGGGGTTTTTTTTCGCCCAAAATTTTTGGGCGTGATAGTTCTTATTCGGCGGGTGGGTGGGTGGGCGGGTGGGTGAGTGAGTGGGTCGGTTGGTCGACCGACTGATGACATCTTTGGATTCGTTGGACATGTCCAACGCGAAGTATGCGCGGCGCACAGCGCCGCAGGTAGGGAACGATCATGGCTCGGCAGCGGGGTGAACCCCGTTGGACATGTCCAACGAACTTTGTGTCAGACTGAATAAGTTAAAATCCTAATTCATGCAAAATTTAATTCCTGTTTGAAAACAGAATTACAATATTTAAACTTAAATATCGGTTTTGTTTGTTCCAAAAAGTTGATAAGTCTTTTACAAAGTTGGTCATTTTCGCATGGTGTGGATGGCAAAAAGTCCTTTAAAATCAATCGTGTGTCTTTTGTTCCTTGAGTGCCGATTGCATGCTACACGCTAAGTTTTTGAATCAGGCACAGCGTAGCAGCGGTAACTCCTTGATATATATATAGAAATAGAAATAATAATAATAATAAGAGAAACAGAAAAGCACATTTGTAGAAATGTTCCAGCCAAAAATCAATACAGCCGGAAAAGAAAACTTTATTTTAAAGATTTGATTCATAGCCTTTTTTCGGAAATGTCAAAGTTAAATCTCCCTTCCCGGCTATACCCTTATTTCGCTGGAACATTTCTACAAACCTCGCAACATCTTGATTTCATTCACTTTCCCGCCCCATTTCTACAAACCCCGCAAGGAACAAAAGACACAAAGTTGATTTCAAAGGACTTTCTGCCCCCACGACCCCTCATTACAAACAGTTAAAGACTTGACATGAAACACCTTTTAGGGTATAATAGGGGTTAGTCGGATATCGTTTCAAAAGCAGCAAAAACCCGACCGTTGGACATGTCCAACGCTCTTTAACAATTCGGTGCATTACCCATGCAACCTCACAGGATGAGGAAGCGCACAAGAACGCCGCCGCAAGTCAATCTGCGAGGGGTTTGACGAAGTCGCTCAGAGTATGCGTAACACGGCAACACTACGCAAAGGGTAGAGTAAAAAGTCAAATCCTTGATTTACCGTTACCGACAATACCAAACAGCTCAACCACATGGTGAGCGCAACAATGGGACGGGGCAGGGAGATACTGCGTATGGCACGGGCACAGCGATGCCGGGTGCGTGTGAGTTGTCCTGACGGGTCAGCATGGGTGCAGTTATGGGTAGCCAGTACGAGATCGGGGTCAAGGTCTTGGGCGCGGGGTCTAGCACACCCTCGCCGCTATCCACCTGCGTGGCTAACAGGG